CACCCTTAGCAGTCTCCATATCAAATCCAAGTTCACCAGTATCAAACAAAAATGGTTTTTTCTTTCCTAAAGTTAAAGTGCATTTTAATGATCCCGCAACCATATCAACTTTAGTTGGAATACTCATTCCTCCAGCATTAGCAACTTCAGAACTAGCCGTTTTTTTATTTTTCGCAATCGCTTTTAAAGATACACCGATGAGAAGTTTCGCTTTCAAAGTCTCTCTCATATAGGCATTGAGTAGTCCTAGTTTTGCCTCTTTAGACATTCCATCAATATTAGTTAATTCTTTTATGGTTCCCTCAATAACCTTTTTCATGCCTTTTTTAACCAGGACAATATCCATAGGATTCCAACGGTCTTTTACAGACACACCACATTCTTTCTTTGCAATGCCTTCAATATAAGGCATGATTCCATTATCTCTAGAGTACTCATATCCTTTATTTGAACCCAGATATTTCTTTAAAGATGATGTCTGCTTACGATAAGTATCTCTCCACTCTGGACTATACCCATCATAAATTTCTATCATCATTTTATCTGTTGGTTCCTTACCCTTTTCTATGACATGCTCAAAGAAAACTCTAGAACCATTTTCCTGTTTGGCAGTCTCTCTTGCGTCAGTTGCCATTACCTTTTTAGATATTTATGGAGTTATAGGGACTCGAACCCTAAACCTCCTGCATGCAAAGCAGGCGCTCTACCAGTTGAGCTATAACCCCTTGAGAAAGTCCTTTTCATTTTGATAGGGAACTGTTTCTCCTGTGTATAGTTTCCATCCCTCATGAAGTTCAGGAACTAACCATTGATCAACCCGATAACAGTATTGCCAGTTAGCAGGTTGAATACAATTCATTACTGCTACAGACCAAAATGCTGTAGTATAATTAATGATCGTGAGCATCAGGAAGATTTGCTTCAATCTGTTCATCCAATTGTCGGATGAAATCACGAATGATAACAGTTTGCTGTCCGGGAAATTCGTAACTATCTTGCTTGGTTTGTCGGAACAAAAACTCACGAATGAGTGCTGCATCATGCAGATTTAAGTTCAAGTCAATGTTAATGTCGCAACTCACAGGTCTCCCTCCTTACGGTTTTCAGATTTGTGAACATCAAAACTGCCACCAGGATAACGGGCTTGCAGTTTATCAACGTTCATTTCAATCACCTCATCAAATGAAGTGTCAAGTGCCATACATGCCTGAGCAAGATACCAACAGATATCGCCCAATTCACGCTTCATGTGAAAAACATTATCTTCGTTGTATGGTTTACCTTGAAAAATAATTTTCTTTACAACCTCAGTGAACTCACCAGACTCAGCAGTCAAACCAAGTGCAGCAGTCAGTAACTGAGAAGTGTTAGTTCCGGTTACTTCTAGTTCAGCAAGACGAGATGCCATTGCACCATAGTCAAGACTAGGGTCACTGGTCACTCCCTTAACAAATTCAAGGTACTTTTCGGTATCAACAGTCATTAGATTACAAAGTAAGAAGCGTCTTGGTCATTGAGTTCGTCTGATGCTTTCATGATTTCTTGAAAATCAGCATCATAAAATTCTTGATCATTAGTATTCCATACGACAACATCTTTATCAAGTTGTTGATCGTTGTATTTTTCCAATTGATCTTTAAGTTCTCGGTATTTCATATTAGTCGTGGAAATCTGGAATAAATGGTTCTTGATAATTTTGAGGGAGTTCTTTGATTATTACTTCTTCCCAACTACCACCAACACCACCGTCCATATTGACTACGATGTCACGGGTAGGAAGTTGTTTGACTAGATTGATATCAACGATATCACCTGGTAAAGGAATGAACGTATAATAGTGTCCTTCCCACCTGCGGTTTCTCATACCAAGGAGATTGACTGCATCCCTTTCGGAACCACAATCAGCAATCTTTTCGCCTCTAGGATTAAACACAGAATAGTAACCGTTCAAAACTTAAATCCCTCAAATGATTTCTTTGATTTTGGTTCTTCATTAGTATACTCTTCTTCCTGACCACTGTCAAGAATGTCATCCTGTGCTGACTGCTCACAATCATACAGACGCATCTTAGCACGATCAATCCCAACTACAAAACGTTTGAAGACCGTAGGATCATTATATCTATTCTTCAATTGCTTCACCATAATCTGTCCAAGCCCCTCAAGGTCATCTGTAGAAATAAGGGCAAACATAAGATCAGCAGTAGCAGGCAACCCAAAGGACTCACTTGTATCAGTAAGCTCC